CGAAGCTGGAGTTGACTGCAACTTTAGGGTTGAATCTAATAGCAATACAAATGCATTTTTTATTGATGGTACTGATGGGTCTGTTTCTCAAGGGAACACACCGGGAAGTGCCGGTGCACATACAAGCCTGACTGTGAGGAAAACCTCTATCGTAGATGATTCAGCTACAAATATTGTAACATTTACTGTTCCTAACGCTAATCACGCTGCCTCGATAAGAGTAACTGGGCTAGCTAACTTTGATGGCTGTGCTTTTGCAAGATCGTTCTCATTTGAAGGTGTAATCGCCAGAACCTCTGGTGCAGCCACAGACAAGAATTTTTCCTCTGTTAGTACAACATCAGTTGGAACTGGGGAGTCCTTTACAGTTGCTGTAGGAAGTACATCACCCGGAGAAGCCAATAGCGCAACTCAAACATTCTCAATGCAATTAACCATTGATTCTAGTGCCGGCACCTCTACAAACGCTACAATTATAATAGAGTTAATTAACTTTAACGACTCTGGAATAACTATGGCTGCGTCTTAATTCCTTTTCTTTAAATTGACACTATTTATCTTTGATAATATTATTAGGAGAAAATTTGATGTCTTCAATGTTAGAACAAGCGATTGTTGATGCTGCTGCCCTTCGAGAGGCAGCCCTTAAAAATGCTGAGCAAGCAATTATTGACAAATACGCACCTCAAATAAAAGAAGCTGTTGACTCATTACTTGAAAAAAATACAAAGTTTCAAATAAACGATGTGGTTAAATTTGACCGCAAATTTGCTAGAGTCACAACAGAGCCCGACGATGGTAAGGTGGGAATCTCATTCATCGGAGAGGAAACTACACACTTGGTTTCGGAATCGGATTTGGTTGAATCTAGTGAAGCTGAATTGCTTAATGAAGAAGAAACTTCCGGTGAAGATACCGAAGAGGAGACAAAAGAAATTATTACTCCATCTGCTGCGGTTGACCTGAGCCCAGATCAACCAGTTGATTTGACTATGGAACTGGAGTTTGATCCTAGTGATTTCGAAGTGGAATTAAATAGTTTAGAAAATTCTGAGACTGGAGAATCGGTCGAGGCGGCAGCCGAGGATAGCTCACTTGGTGGTCTGGAAGGACTTGGCGACCTAGGGGGTGATGAAACCGCACAAGCCCCAGAAGATGAGATTGCTCTTCAAGAGATTATGGATATTTTATCTAATGTGGAGCAAGAACAAGTATTGGAGGAAGAGCTTGTTGTTGATATGGCCGGTGAGCACAAGAATGGTACCTTCGAGACAAATCATGGTACCTTAAAATACCAACAAGAAATGGAACTTGCTAGAATGGAAGCCGACGATTATAAAGAGGAAAACGAACTTTTGCATAAAAAGATAGAAGAACTGGACGAGTCTCTTTCTAAGTCTCAGAACCAATCAAACGAATTCAAACAAATTATTGAAAAGATGGAAGATGTTTTAAACGAGACTCTTCTATCAAACGCTAAGTTGCTTTATAGCAACCAAGTTTTAAGCGATGCCTCCTTGAATGAGCGACAAAAACGAAAGATTGTTGAAGCCATCGCCAAGGCAAACACACCAGATGAAGCAAAAAATCTTCACGAGACATTAAAAACTACAGTGGGTTCAACTACCAAGTTTAAGCCAAAATCACTTAGTGAGTCTATTCAGCGAAGATCAAATTTATCAGGTATTATGCCACGTAAAAACAAGCCCAGCAAACAACTTACATTCGCAGATCGAATGAAAAAATTAGCTGGGATTGATGATTAAGACATTACACTATTGGAGGTTTTAACATGTCTATTGTACAAAAATTAACTGAAGGCATCGTGAACCGTGACATGAAAGCAGAAGGACAAGCCCTTTTGAACAAATGGTCACAGACAGGTTTACTTGAAGGCCTTTCCGACGAGCGCTCAAAGCACAATATGGCTCGTCTTTTGGAAAACCAAGCAAAAGAGCTTCTTCGCGAATCTACCTCAATGGCTAGTGGCGATGTAGACGGCTTTGCTGCTGTTGCTTTCCCTATTGTTCGTCGTGTATTCGCCGGACTTATTGCTAACGAATTAGTTAGTGTTCAGCCCATGAGTCTTCCCTCTGGTCTGATTTTCTTCCTTGATTTTACTTTCAGTAATGAGTTGGGAGAAGGAACCTTGACTTCAGAAGGTAGACTAGGTAATATTGCGGAGCAATCAATCTATGGTACCGACAAAGTTGGTTCAGGGGTTCAAACTGGAGTAAACATCGTTGGTTCAAGTTTCAGAGAAAATCTCTCTGGTCCTCGTCAGATGGTAGGTTATTCCTATGCTAGCCCAACAGGTAGTATTGCCGCTCTTAGTCTTACTAAGGTATTTTCTGGGGCATTCAATAACCCAGCAGTTGCTCCTATTAGCGTAGCTGACCAAAAGACTTATCTCAAGTTCGACCCAGATATTCTTGCGCTTTCTGGTTCAGCTACAGCGTATGGTGTCGCCGCTTATACGTTTGCTACTAATGACCTGACTGATCTAGATCTTAGAAACATGTCTGCTATCACAGGAGCCATTGGTGCTCTTACTGGTGTTGGTACTGATGGTCGCATTATTCGTCGTTTGACTAGTGTTAGTGCTGATGGTGCTACTGGTACTTTGGTAATTTTCGGTGCTTCTGGTTCTAATGCGGCGCCACAAGGCGTTAACCCAAGAACTGTCGCTAACGGAAATCTCAAGACTGAGTATCCTAAATTGGACAAGTTGGAAGCTGTTTCCGACGCACTTGGTGCGATTCAGGGCGCAGCAGAGTTTGGTCTCGAAGGGACTGGCAACATTCCAGAGATCGACATCAAGGTAGATAGTATCGCTATCACAGCGCAAACCAAGAAGTTGAAAGCTAAGTGGACCCCAGAATTGGGTCAAGACCTAAATGCTTACCACAACTTGGATGCTGAAGTTGAGTTGACCTCTATCCTTTCTGAGCAAATTGCTCTTGAAATCGACAGAGAAATCTTGGCTGACCTTGTTAACGGCGCAACCGCTGGTACATTCTATTGGTCTCGCTCACCCGGTCTTTTCGTTAACCGTGAAACTGGGCTTGAAATTGGCGCTTCTGCTGCTGCCCCTGACTTCACGGGTACAGTTAGCGAGTGGTATGAGACCTTGATCGAAACCATTAATGATGTTTCTGCTCAAATCCACAGAAAGACTCTTCGTGGTGGTGCTAACTTCGTAGTTTGCTCTCCTGAAGTTGCTAACGTTCTTGAGTTCACCTCTGGATTCCGTGCTAACGTTACCGCTGACGCTGATAAGGGCGACATTGGTGCCGTTAAAGTTGGTAATTTGAGTCGTAAGTTCGACGTTATGGTCGATCCTTACTTCCCAAGAAACATTCTTTTGGTTGGTCGTCGAGGAAATTCTTTCCTTGAGTCCGGTTATGTATACGCTCCATACGTACCGCTACAAACCACACCTACAATCTTCGGACCTGAAGACTTCGTACCACGTAAAGGGGTAATGACCCGTTACGCGAAGAAGATGGTTCGTCCTGATATGTACGGATTGGTTATTGTTCGTGGTCTCCTTGGTGAGACTGGTTCCTAATCTAAATTAGGCCCATAGCACATAAACCCCCTTCCATTTGGTTGGGGGTTTTTTGTTGGTAAAAACTAATTATAACAAAACTAGGGGAGATTTTTTTATGAAACCAAAACAAAAAAGACTTTGGGTTAAAGCGCAAGAAGAAAAAGCTAATACTACAAAAAAACAAACAGAAGAAAAAGCAAAAACAGAAACCAAAAGCAAGTCAAAACCTGCTGCTGATAGAAAAAGAAAAACAAGAGCAAAAAAAGAAGATAAATAATGAAATCTATACGTAAGATTAAAAAGAAGAAAGAGAAATCAAAGATTAATGTGCAGGAGGCAAAAATAACCAAGGTAGTTGAGGACAATTCCGCTGCCTTGGAAAGAATGAAACAGGTTTCTGTCTGTTGTGATAAGATCTTACAGACTTTCAAAAATATAGAACCACAATTTAAATCATTTGAGCCGCCGCCGGAACTTGAAAAAGAAGCAATTGATAATAAGATAGCAGATTACGACGAATTAAACAAAAAACCAAAACAAGAACTGGTTCAAATCGCAAATTGCATGAATATTGTAACAAAACCAAGCATGTCTAAAGAGGACATTATAAAACTCATCAAAGACGAACAATAGAAATAAGACTATTTACTTTGACTGGAGGTTTCATGCATGTCATTACCAACTTTAACACCAATATCTAATACCAGCGCCGTTATTCTACCTAAATCCGTGTCTCATACTGGCGTAGCTCCTAAAGACACCGATGTTGCTGATGCTTGTCCTATAGGATATTACACTGGATCTGCAAGTTTTGTTTCAGGAGCAATTTCGCAGGTCGCATATACCTATAAAAAACTCGGAGGTGATGTTTTAGATATCGAACTGACCTCAGGAAGTGTATATGCGAATTATGAAGAATCTGTTCTAGAATATTCTTATATATTGAATTTGCATCAAAGTAAAAACATACTTGGCTCCACGCTTGGTTCTTCAACCGGGTCTTTTGACCACAAGGGAGATAGAACTGACGATGGCGTTAAAAACATAGAATTAAAGTATCCAAAGTTCAATTTTGAAACCTCTTTTAGGATTTCTGATGCGTTTTCTACAGAGGCTGTCGTTGGAGGCACTACAGCAATTTACTCAGCGTCGTTTGATACCGTTGCAGATCAACAAGATTATGATTTGCAAAGCATAATTTCATCTTCAAGCAATACAGATACTACCTCACCATTCTACGGTAAAGTGGGAAATAAACGTGTTTTTATACGTCAGGTATACTATATAACCCCTCGACAAATGTGGAGATTTTACGGCTATTATGGCGGCCTAAACGTGGTTGGTGACTTTCACACATATGGGCAATATGCGGATGATTCAACATTCCAAGTTATTCCAGCATGGCATAACAAGCTTCAGGCAATAGCTTATGAAGATCACCTTTATACAAGGACTAGCCACTATTCTTTTGAAATTGTGAATAATAAACTAAGATTATATCCAATTCCTGATAACGTATCGCCAGAGAAGTTCTGGGTTAGATTTTCCCTGTCTCAAGATCCTTGGGAAAGCGATACTGATGATGGACAAGACGGTGTAAATAATATGAACACTCTGCCTTTTACAAATATAGCCTATGAAAATATCAATTCTATAGGCAAACAATGGATCAGGAGATATGCTCTTGCACTTTCAAAAGAAACTCTCGGCCAAGTCAGGGGTAAGTTTAATGGTAGTATTCCAATACCCGGGGATAATATCACTCTTAATTCATCCGATCTTTTAACGCAGGCTCAAAACGAAAAAGAGAAACTAAGAGAGGAATTAAAAACAACGTTAGATGAACTAACTTATTCAAAATTAATCGCCTCAGATAAAGAAATGACTGATAACGCAAAGGGCGTTATGAACCATGCACCTCTAAAAATCTTTGTAGGATAACCATATGTCTGATAATAAATGGAAAAAACCAAACCAGCCTCCGCCTCCTCTTTTTCTTGGTGAAAAAGAAAGAGATCTCGTAAAGCAAGTTAATGACGAGATTATAGAAAGAGTCGTTGGGCAGCAAATTCTTTATTTTGCGATTGATATTGATCACACCAACTATCATCCAATTTACGGTGAAGCTGTTGAAAAAACATTTCTGCCTCCTATAAGAGTTCACGCTTTGGTTGAATATCAGGGTGTTGAAACTGCTTATTTGCCCAGTATGGGGGTGGACAAACTAACTAAAATTAGTGTAAAGTTTCACAAGAGAAGACTGACTGAGGATCAAGACCTTTTTGTTCGAGAAGGCGACTTTGTTAGGTATGGTGAAATATTCTATGAATTGGTCAAATTAAATGAACCAAAATTATTATTTGGACAACCAGAGCATAGGTTTGAAATACAAGCTGATTGCATAAGAGCAAGGGATGGACTATTCAATGCCGACTAAATATGAACCATTTGAGCCATCATCAATTGAGACTATAGATACTGCTATGTATAAATACATTGATGAAGTGTTAAACTTACATGCGAATACCAACAAAGGCCTTGAAAAAGTCAAAGTACTTTGGTTAGGATCAGAAAGGGCATATCAGATTAAAAACGATAAAGAATTAAGAGATTCTGCTGGTAAACTTATATTACCCTTGATGACTATACACCGTGATTCTATCTCCAAAGATCCAGCATTCAAAGGCGCGTTTCAAGCAAATATTTTTGAGCATCCCGATTATAAAGGGGGTGCGATAACAGTTACAAGAAGAATAAAACAAGATAAAACAAGGAATTTTGCTAATGCAGATCAGGCCAGATCATTGGGTAATGGTAACGAGACAGGTAAAATAAAGAATTCAAAAATTGTTTATCAAGAAATAACAATGCCTGCTCCAACATATGTTACTGTCATGTATACGATAGCAATAAGAACAGAATATCAACAACAGATGAATTCCTTGGCCCAGCCTTTCATGACAAAGACTGGAAATATTAACAGTTTTATTTTAAAAAACGAAGGTTATCGTTACGAGGCGTTTATCCAGTCGGATTTTGCTGAGAATAAAAACTTAGACAATATGTCTGAAGAGGAAAGGATGTTTGAGACCAAAGTTCAAATAAAAGTTCTAGGTTATTTGATAGGGGAAGGTACTAATAGAGAGAAACCAAAAGTATCTATAAGAGAAAATCGCGTCCAAGTGAGAATCAGCAGAGAAAGGGTCCTAATAGGGGACAAAATTCCATGGAAAGATAAAGATGACGATTATCGCGGATAAAGTCATTAGAGTTATAAGATACTATTTATTTTGAGAAAGATTATGAGGAGATTTTTTAATGCCTAGAAAATTTGATTTTGTTTCACCCGGTATTTCAATTGAAGAAATTGATGAGAGTATTATCGAGACCCCAGCCACTGAGGATGGGATTGTAATTATCGGTAGATCACGAAGTGGCCCTTCAATGAGGCCCACCAAAGTTAAAAATTTAGCTGACTTTACATCAGTGTTTGGAAAACCTGTAAGTGGAAAAGGTACATCTAATAATGATATTTGGAGAGATGGTAATAACCAATCCCCAACCTATGCGGCATACGCTGCTCAAGCATGGTTAGCTTCAGAAACCTCACCAGTTACCTTTATTAGGTTAGCTGGTAACGACACACCAACTGCTGAGAGAGCCACTGGTTATATAAAAGCTGGTTGGGATCTCGGGGGCAGGCAGCTTGAAGCCGCAACCGGAGATCATA